AGTAAAACAATAATAGCTAAACACATAGTTGATTGTATGAATGATTACATTGAAACATTAGAAAAAATAAACCTATTTAAAGGAAGTAAAGATTTAGAAATTTTAAGTTGTTGGATAAATGATATGAAAGAGGGAGAATACAATCCTCCTCATACTCATCATAATAACACTGGTTGGTCTAGTGTAATGTTTTTATCAGTTCCAGAATTTATTAATGACGTAAAAGATCCACATAAATTTAGAGATGGACAATTAGGTTTTACAGATGTTAATGGCACAAACATGACGTGGATGGAACCAGAAGTAGGTCATTTTTACATTTTTGAAGCTAAACATCAGCATTGTGTTATGCCTTTTAAAACTAAAATAAAAGGGGAAATTAGAAGATCAATGTCTTTTAATTTTATACAAAGAATAGGTGATAATGTTTAATAAAAAAATTACTTTTTGTGCTACAAATAAAAGTATGCTTGATGTATGGCCTCATCCAAAACCTGCTTCACGATTTATACCCGATGAGTATAAAAAATTAGAAAGATTTTTAGATAATGATTATCATAAAAGCACGATTAAAACATGCATGCCTTTTTTAGATTCTTTAACAATGGGCTACATAATACCTTTTGATCAAGATTATTTAATTGATCCTGTTGAAAATGATTTTAGTGTTACGCCTGCTAATCGTGAAGGATCTGATTTTGGTTTTCATAATCAATCACAGTTGCCTGAAAAATGGCAAAAAGTAGCAGGTGAGAACGCAGGTAAATTTCACAATAAATGGCTAATCAAAACACCACCAGGATATAGTTGTTTATTTATTAAACCTATGAATAGATTAGAACCTAGATTTGAAATTATTGCAGGAGTTGTAGATACAGACACTTACATTAATTTAATTAATTTTCCTTTTATTTTACACAAAAGAGATAAACAATTTCTTATTAAAAAAGGAGAACCCATGATTCAAGTAATACCATTTAGAAGAGAACCTTGGAAATTATGGTCTGGTTTTTACATGGAAAAACTACACAACAAAACTTTTAATCTCTTACAAAGTAAATTTTTAGATAGATATAAAACTATGTTTTGGCAAAAAAAATCTTTTAAATAGTGTATATATTTGCAAATATTGATGATTGTGCTTTAATAGTAAATGATTTTTTACCTTTAGATTTATTTAAAAAAATAGTTAATTTTAATTACAATGTTACTTCAGATTCTCATTTGAAATGGGATAAAGATCTTTATAAAGATAACCAAAAAACTATTACTATGAAAAATGTTAAATTTTCTGATGTTTTAGGTTCTATAGAAAAAGAAAAAATAAAAGCAGTTGATCCCATCTTTGAAGATTTTTTAAAAACTATAATACAATGTCCTTTTATTCCCTATCAAAAGCAATCAAATATTAAGTGTTCTTATTATGAATATGATAAGTTTTCAGGAATTAATTGGCATAACGATGGCGAGTATACTTTAAATTATTCTTTTTATATTCATGATGAATGGAATGAAAATTGGGGAGGAGAAACAATAATAAACACAGGTAGAGGTCTTCCACTTTTAACAAAACCCACACCAAATTCTCTTATGACAATAAAAAATGGCATAGAGCATAAAGTAAGTTCTATTATAGGTCCTAAAAAAAGAAAAGTATTACAAGTAAGAGGTATATTTTACGAATAATTAGAGTCGTAATCTCTCCAAGTTTTGCCATGAGTATTTGTGGTGCTATTTGTAATGTCATCAGCAACAGCGTTATCATAAGCTGTTTGTGCAGTTTGAATCTGACTTTTTCTTGTTTCTGCCCAAGTAAGTAAAGCAGCTATAGTTGTTGATCCAACAGCATCACTGGTAGCATTTAAATCAGTATTACCTGTCATCATTCCAGTAGAAGGATCTTTGCTTTGAATTTCATTTTGTCCAGGTAGAGCATTCCAAATTACAACGTGAATTGTGTTTGGCATCCATCCCGCTTGCCATGCATTGCCTTTATCAGCCCACTCCATATGAAAAGAATCATCTATTTTTATATAACTGTCGTTTGCTATTACTATTTGTGTTGCCATCTAAATCTCCTAATGCTTTATAATATAATTAACCACCACAAAAGGTGAGAATGAGTTTGTTCCTGCTGCTGTGACAGATCCAGTTAAACTTGTTGTAATATTACCAGTCAATGTTCCTGATAAAGTATGAGAATGATTGTGACCTGTGCCTGATCCAGCGTTATTGGTGTTTATAGTATTGCTACCTGCGTTATTACTACCATCTTTTGAAACCCCTTTTGTACCACCAGTAGGCCCAGGGTTAATATTTAAATTCGCAAGATTATGTGCATGTGATGCTAATTGAGCTTCTGTCAAAGATGTGTTTGAAATACTTCCTGTAACTGTAACAGACTGGTTTGTAGCATTTGTTGCAGCTTGGTTATTTGTTACAGCAACTGTAACTGTATTTGCTCCACCTGTACCAGCTAAGTTATATGTATTACCATCATAACCTTGTGGCATTTTACCTTGTAATTGAGGAACGTTGAAAGTTGTTGATCCATCACCAGATCCATAAGTTGTAGAAATTACAGCGAATAAATCTGCATAAGTTGATCTTGATACAGCACCTCCATTACATAATAAGTATCCATCTGGTGCTGTAGTTTTAGTCCAAGGCTTGATTGCGCCTACTTCACTTCTGTTTACTATATCTTGTAAATTAGCCATAATTAATCGTTATACTTTAATCTCCAACCATTGTCACTGTCATTGTACACCAACGCAAATCCAGCCCCATTAGTTGATACTGTTAAATCTGAAGTAGCTCCTTGTATCTTTTGAGAGTTACGACCTACTGTTAAATTTTCTGCACCGAAAGTTCCTTCAGCATCAATAAATTTTACTTGATCACCAATTGAAGGTGAAGCAGGTAGAGTTATTGTAAAAGCACCACCAGATGTATCTGCAAAAATATTATCTCCTGCTGACGCAGTGTAAGTTCCAGTTTTTTTAATCCATGACTCACCTAAACCTGCTAAAGTAAAAATATCATACCAATTAGTTCCGTCAGTTGCTACTAATCTATATTTACCATTTGCTACAGTAAGAGTATTACCACTAGCTCCTAGTCTTGCTGAAATATCTGCACCACCAGAAATGTTATTATAAATACCATAAGTTTTTTGTGTAGCTGGAAACTGTAAAGTGTGAGTTGTAGAAACTGTACCTGTTAAAATTAATTGACTTTGTCTTGCTTCGTTGTTTGCTTGAGTTTGTGGACCATCGCCGTTTGTTAGCGTAGTTGAAGTTCCTGTTGTAATAGCTTTAGAATAAACACCCGCAATTGCGAATTCAAAAACTTGAGAGAAGTTATTATTCGTAATAGTGCCCCAAGTACCTGAATTTGCTCCTGTTGCTTGTAGCTCTATTCGTAAGCCTGTTGAATAAGTTGAACTCATTTAATCTCCTAATAAAGTTTTAGTAATTATTTTAAAGTTTGTCAAAACTTTTATGCGGCTTTATGGACTTCTGTCCAACTTATATCCGAGTTAGAATCATCTACAACAGACCAGAAAGTCCCTTGCAGAGTTCCAGTTGTACTTGTAGCAGAAACGCCAGTTAATGTAAAGCTTACATCTGTGCGAATATTTAATGTTCCAATGCTAGATGTAATAGAAACACTAGGTGCTTCGTAGCTGGTTTCTTGCGTTTCATCCCCTAAAGAAGCTGTCATTCCGATACCAGTAACAAATACTGATGTTCCAACAGTGCCAACAGCAGATGTCATCGCATTACCAGAAGGGAATACAACAAATTCTGGATCTGCTTCTAATGTGCCTAAAGAGACATCAAGTTGAGGTTCACTTGCAGCAACAACAGTTACTTGTGAATCACCTGATATTGAGAAAGTTCCTATTGATGAAGTAGTTGCAACTCCAGTTACAGATATGTTCTGATCAGTAGTAACTGTTTCTGTTCCTAAAGAAACTGATAAAGCTTGACCCGTCAGTGCTTGTGATATTCCAACAGCACCCCATTGTTGATCGCCCCAACCAATAGAACTGCCAGTATTAATGTCTGTGTCACGGTTCCAACCAGTTGTTTTTGTAACTGAGCTTGACTCGTCTCCTATAGAGGAAGTAAGAGCAATGCCAGTAACAGAAATATTTTGATCGGTTGTAACTGTCTCAGTGCCTAAAGAAGCAGTAAGAGCAATGCCAGTTGGATTGACTGCAGCGATACCTGTAGCAGTAAGAGTGCCTAACGCAGACGTTAAGCCAATACCAGTTACAGATATGTTCTGATCAGTCGCAACTGTCTCAGTACCGAGAGATGACGTGAGGCCATTACCTGTAACAGA